CTGTCGAGTTCCTCCGCGGTGAAGCCTGGCACGGGCTGGCCGAAGTGCGCCGAGGCCCGGCGGGCACCGTCCGCGCGCGCCACAAGCGAGGCGTCGAGGTTCTGGCCGTCGAGCGGCGCGTCGGGCGCGATGCCCTGCTCGATGGCCAGGCGGTACGGGTCCGCCTTGAAGGCCGCCGCCTGGCGGGCATAAATGTCCTGCGCGGTTTCATAGATATGAACTAGCTGCGGGCTGGCGCCGTCCGCGTGCGCCTCGGTGGCGAGGTGCGTGATGACGTCGCGCTGCGCGGCTGGAGCCATCTTTGGGAACCCGATCCCGGCCAGGTAGTTCATTGTCGAGAGGTCGCGCTGGAACTGCCGGCGCTTCTCGTTGTCGGCCGGCAGCGCCGTCACCTGGGCGGCCATGGCTTCCATGCTCGCCGGCAGCGGGAATCCTAGCTTGAAGGCCCGGAAGGCGTTGTCTATATCATCGTCGAGTGCCGCCACCTGCGCCGCTTGGGCGGCCTTCGCCGCCGCCATCCGCTCGTGGATCTCGGACTCCTTGCGGTTGACCAGGACGCCCATCTTGGTGACGAGCTGGTCGCGCAGCTCTGGGTCAAGGTGGAGGCCGCCATCCTTGCCGGCCTGCACGCGGGCCAGGACGGCCTTTCCGCGGTCCAGGCTGGCGGTGAGCTCGCGCTCGAATTGGCCCAGGACGATCTGCTCGTCTCCGGCGGCATCCATGCTGCGAAGGATCTGCTGGCCCCGGACGGGATCGAGGAATCCCGTTCCTCCCTCGGCGATCGGCTTGGAGTTGAGCGCGACGTATCGGGTCATGTCGCCGGCCAATTTGCCGTACAGGCTGAGGTTGCCTTCCCTGGCTGCTTGCCTGGCATCGGCGGCCATGCCGTCGATTGCCGAGAGCACCTCGGCCTGGTTCTTCCGGGTCTGGCTTTCGATGAACCGCGCCTTGACGCGGATCCCGGCGCCAGTTGCCATGTCGTCGAATATCGGCAAGAAGACGTTGGCGACCGGCTGCTGGAGCTCGGCGATCATCCCGCGGCGAAGTTCCGCTACCTGCTGCTGGAAGGCTTCCGGGTTATCGCTGTTCTGCTGCTCGAGGTCGGCCAGGCGTGCGCGAGCGTCGTTGCGCGCGGACGCCTCGTATGCCGCGATAGCTCCGCGGTTGTACGCCTGCGCGAACACGTTGGAGCCGGTCTTGAGCGATGGCGCGCCAGCGGCACCGGCGGCGGCCCCCGCGCGCTCCTCACGGTCTGCCAGGATTGGCGTTACTGTTCGCTCGGCGATGCGCTGGAAGTCGCCGATGGCCTGCGCAAGCGAGGCGCTGCGCGCAGCCGCGCCCTGGTCGATGTTGACCGGCTGAAACGTCTCCTGACGCTGGTATCCGCCCCTTGGCATGGTTATTACGGCGTCTTGGTCTTGGTCTCTGGCAGGCCCATGCTCGCGATGTATCCGCCCGCCTCGAGGATCCCGCCGACCATGCCCATGCGGCCAATGGCGGCGGCGTTCTTGCCGGCACCTCGGAGCGCCGCCTGCGTGGCGGCGTCCTGGCCGATGGCCGTCGTGCGGTCGAGTTCGTACTGGCGGAAATCCTCGCTGAGGATGGCGCCCGGGCTGCCCTCGAAGCTCGTGCCCTGCGTGCTGAACTGCGCCGAGCGCTGGGACAGTGCTTGCAGCAGCTTCTGCTTGCGCTCGATCTCGCGGTCGCGAGCCGCGAGCTGCTCCTGGCGCGCCCTTGCCTGGTATTCATACTTCTGCGCCAGCCCGGCCTGCTTCTTCTGGTAGCCGGCATAGATAGAGCCGGCTGCCATCAGGCCGATGAAAATGGGAACAGCCGCGGCGCCCATTAGTTGATCTCCACCTCGTACTCTATCCCCAGGAGGTGCATGGGGAGCGGCTTGTCCTGGGTGATGACTGGGGCGATGCTCACGTCCCAGCCGCGCAGGCGGAACTGCACCACACCGGAGACCGCGGTTGGCGCCGTGTCGAGCGGCGTGACATCGCACCGTCGGCCGTCCATTTCGTAGCCGTCGAGAATCAGGCCAAGGGTGTCCTTGATCCGTGCGAAGCAGCGCTTCAATCGCGCCCGTCGATGCACCGCGATCAGGTTGGCACTCACAATGGCCGCTGGCATCGGCTGGATGATGGGCGTGAACCCGAGCCCGATCTCGAAGGAGAGGACGGGCGTGTCGAGCGTGACAAGGCCCGTCGTCGTCGTCATGTCCTTCATTGGGGTGTTGTTGCCGCGCACCTTACAGATAAAGCCCCACAGCACGTCGGGGATTCCGCCAACGGTAGTCGACGGGGCGCCGCCGGACGCCTTGTAGGCGCAGTCGGTGTAACAGGTCTCGTCGAGCCTCTCCACTGTGTAGACGATGCTGGTGTCCGGCTTGGGACGGGCGACAACGAAGTAGACATCGTTGCCTGCCAGGGCCGCGACATAGCAGAACTGCCCCACTGTTGCCCACTGAGTCCAGCCGAAAAGCTCCGCGCTACGTTCACTGTTGAGCACCGCGGCCGTGCCGTCGCCGTTGACCACGATGATCAAGCTCGCTGCGTCGTCGGCGTATGACGAAATCGCCGCCATGTCGATCGGCGCATTGAGAAGGAAAGCAGACAGGCGAGACGCGCTGGTAGCGGCGTAGGCCTCCTCCACCTGTGAGTAGACGAACTGGCGGAGCGAGTTGCCGGCCGAGTCAAGGAACCAGGTCGCGCCCTCCATCTGCACCGGGCGCACGCGCACCGAGCCGTAGGTGGTCTGTGGGATGACGCCGCTGTTTTCCGGCGTGATCGGCTGGTCGGGGAAGTAGAACTCAGCGCCCTCTGTGAAAACCTGCAGGTTGCGGCCTGGCACTACTGCGGTGATCTTGTTCTGCTGATCGGTGTCGAGCGTGCGCACGATAGCGTCGTCGTCAAGCCCCTGGCCGAGGCTGAAGCTGTAGAGATCGTTGATCGCCGACAGGAACACTGTCTGCGGGCGGCTTTTCGTGCCGCCGAATACCATGCGCGATTCGTAGAAGCAGACGGTCGTCGGATATCCGCGGGTTGCTGACCACGCCGGTTCGGTGCGCGGCGAACCGTTCGTTGTCTTGCCGACGCCGCCGCTCAGAGTGCCGGTCACAGGGATGTACGTCATCAGACCATAAGATCGCGCGCTGCCGCCCTGGAACGTGACGGTGTACGTCATCGCTCCTGTCCTTGCGACAACAATGTCGCCGATACCGGTTACATAAAGCCCGCTCAGCGCGTCCCTTATTCGCTGCTTGTTGGCATTCTGTGCGTCGGCGGACCCATCGCCGGCCCATGTTATGGCGCTAGTAAGTACGCCCTCCAGGTCCAGCCGATACGTATCACCGGCGGATCCGCTGCCAAAGACGATGGTCTGGACTTCCGATGTAGGCGTCGGCGACAGCGAATCGTTGAAGTCGATGCTCGGTATGGCGTCGAAGGTGATCGAAGTCAGCGTCCATAGGTTATCGGCCCCGCCGTTGACGAGGGCGCGCGGGTTGTAGTCCTCGTGCACCATGATCATGACGTCGCCGGTCTGCGCCCAGCGGATACCGGCGACGGCTGACAGCGGCCATGGCGTCGCCGCGAGGTATGGGTTCCCGCTGCCATTGATGTTCGCGATCATGGCGCCGTTGCGATAGAAGTAGATCTTGTTGTCGGCGAGCAGCAGCAGGTACTGCACCGTGTTGCTGTTAATCGAGAAGGCGACAGGACGTGGTGCGGCCGCCAGTCCTGAGAGAGTGCCGATGTGCCTCAGCCCGCCACGCCGGCGGATACTGCCAAAAGGCGTGATCACGCAATTCGTACCCTGCTGAAGGCCGCGCTCGTAGTTCGCGATGTCGACGCGCGAGTAGAGCCGCGGGTCGAGGACGCCGCTGGTGAAGCTCGACTTGACCAGGTTGGCTGTCGGCATCAGAGCGTCCCACGCCTCGCCGACACGAAGGGACTGCTCAGGAATCGGCGATTCGGCCGCTGCTGGGAATCTATGGTGAGGGATACGGCAAGATTGGCCCGCCTGGCGAGCTCTGCATTCTGCTGGGCGGCCGCCGATCCGGTCAGGGCCGGCGCCATCAGCACGGCGAGCTCGAACCCCAGGTAAAGCTCGAAGTGCGGCGGGATCAGTGCCTCCGTCTGCGCGTCACGCACGACGTAGTCGGCAGATGCGGCGCTGGAATTGGTGAGGATTCGGTCCCGGTAGATCTCGTAGGCCTGGTCCGGGTAGATCCTCTCCAGTCGCAGGCACTCTGTCGGTATCTGGTACTGGTACGCCCACTCGTTGAGCGGCGGGCTGGGGATCTGGGACAGCTCACCCTTCACTGTGGCGAAGCGCCAGGGGCCGCGGGCCAGAGCGGCGTTGAGCGCCGTGTCGTAGTTCTCCACGCCTACCTGACAGGCCAGGCGGTTCTCCGAAAGGGAGGCTAGCGGCTCGTCACCGAGTACCGCGAGCGCGCGGTTGATGATGGCGAGCTTGGAGGTCGCCATGCTCGCGGCCTTACTTCGCGCCGGTCAGCGAGGGGCTCGTGTTCGGACCGCGGACTGAGCGTGCTGCCATTGCGTGGTTCCTAAAAAGCGCCGGGAGGGGCTGCCTCCCGGCGAATTACAGGGGGAAGCGAGAAGCCGCCGATTAGTCGGTATCCGTGCCGATATTCAGCGCCGTGTGATCAGACACGTCCACCACGCCGCCCGAATTGGAGTTGACGTGGCAGATGCCGGCGGCGGACAAGGTGCCGCCCGCGCCGATAGCCGTACTCCACACCACCGTGTGGATTTCATCACCGACGCTGAGCTCATTGCTCGCCTTGTCGAAGTAGCTGGCGGTGTCGACGGTCGCGAGTGGGTCCAGCGTGTCGTACTTCCAAATGCGGCGCGGGCCCGCGGCCGGACCTACGCAGTAGAGGTACTTGCGATCGAATGGCATGGTGTGTTCTCCGAGAAGTTGATGTGGTTGCGCAGTCGCCGCCCGATTACTCGTAGCAGGCGATCTCGACGATGCCCTTGATGACGGCGGAGCCGGCCGCACCATCGCGCGCCACAGCGCCCGCCTTGTAGTCCTGGCAGGCCAGGTGCGAGCGCTTGGTTGGCACCCAATCGACGGTGACCGCCTTGTCGATGGCGACCGCTAGACCGATGGCGAGCTCGTGGTAGGCGAAGATATGCCGGTCGTTGGTCACCTTGAGCAGACCGCCCTCGTCCTGGTCCGGAATCAGGTGGAACTTGAAGCCCATGAAGGTATCGATGTCGCCGCTCACCAGTGCCTTCACGCCGTTGTAGTCAGAGCTCGTCGCCTGGGTGGTGCCGAGCAGTGACTCTAGCGCGATGGCGTTGACAAGGATGTGCCGGCCCTGCTGCGGAACGCCATTCGCGTTCATTAGCCTGGAAGCCTTCCGCAGCTTGTCCACGTTGAGGTTGGTGTTAGTGCCACCGATCGATGTTGCCACAGTGTAGGTCGAGCTGGCGTCGTCCAGCGCGTTGATGATGAGCTGGTCCTCGCGCCGCTTGATAGCCTGGGCGATAGCCATCGCGAGCTCTTTCTGCTCATCGAAGTTGACCTCCGCCTGCTTGAAGATGTCGGTGTATTCGGCCGCGTGCCAGTCCGCGAGTGTCGCGACCTGCAGGCTGTGGCCGACATTCATCGGGATGACGTCGTCCTGGGCCGACTTCTGCTTGGCGATGCCCTTGCCCATGGCGCGGAAGTCGTAGGTGCCGCCGACGACGCCGCCACGGAAAGACACGGTGCCGCGCAGCCCTGGGGTGGCCTGATATGCCTGTTTGACCTCGGCGTCGAACTCGGTCTGTGCGACGTCTGAAAGGAAGATGGACATGACTCGGATCTCCGGTTACGAAAACTGTTGAGTTCTCGCATCGGTAGGTCCGGTCGAGCCGGGCCGACGCTTGCGCGGTGCGCCGCGCCTCGCGTCCTGGCACTGCCGGGCCCTCAGTCGAGGGTAGATCCGGCCGCCTGTCGGACATGCGATTGAGAGACTACTCCGGAACCGCGGCGATTGGGCGCGCGATTCCGGAGTGTGAGCGCGTATTTGCTACCGCCTGACGGGCCGGCGCTTGAGCACCTCGGCGCGCCGCCGGCGCACCTCCTCGCGGTACTTGGGATCGATCTCAACCTTGCGCTGGCCGTGCTCGTTCTTGGCGTTCCAAGCCAGGTCGACGGACTCCAGGGTATCGCCCGTGGGCACTTCCCCGCCTGCCTCGAGGGACGGCGGCAGGGTTGTCTGCATGAGCTCCTCTATGGCCATGAACACGCCGGCCGTCTGGATGCCGTCGTAGAGCGACTGGAAGGACTCCGGGGACACGGTGGCTTGCAGCCAGGTGCCGACTTTCTCGATTCGAGCCTCGTAATCCTTGCCGATGGTCGCGAGCTCGGCCTGCAGGATCTCCTTCTGCGAGGCCTCCTGCGCCTGAGCGAACTGGCGCACGAGGCCGTTGAACTGCGCATTCGACAGCTCGCCATTATCGCGAGCCCAAGAGGAGACGGCAGCGTACACGGGGTCCTTGGCCATTTCAGCGGGAGGCTGCCAGCCGTCGCTCGGCTCCAGTGTGTACTCCTTCGGCGGCTTCTCGCGCTTATCGCCGAGCTTGCCCTGGAGCCAGTTGAGCTGATCGAACACTGCGCCGATGCGGATCTCGCGCTTTTCGGCATCCCAATACTTCGCGGCGACCTTCTCCGGCCGGCCGGTCTTCTCGTCCGCCTTGCCGTAGAGCGCAGGATCGTATGACGGTGGCGCCGGCGGGGCGGCGGGGGGCGCCGCTGCAGGCTGTGATTCCGGCGCCGCCGGGGCCGGCTGGTTGTTCGTGGCGGGATCGGCGGCAGGCGCCGCCGGTGGTGGTGCCGCTGGCGCGGCTGAGCTCATGATGGTCATGTTGTGGGCCCCTGTTTCGCTCGTTCTATCATCGCGAGAAGTTGTCGCACCAGGTCGTTCTGGCCTTCACGTATGCCGGCGGCGCGCTCGCTCGCGCTGCCATCGCCGGTCGGCCGCAGGATCGTCTGCTGCGCCATCCAGCGCAGCAGCTTCTTCCCGGCAGGCGTGCCGAAGGTCTCGGCCGCCAGCATGTCGAGCGCGAAGGCCTTCGAGGCTGCCTGCTTGCGCCGGCCCTTCGCGATCTCCGGGTCGAGGTACTGCCAGCCGCGGAGCTTGAGGATCTCGTCAGGGTTCATGCAGCCGCAACTGGTGCCGGCTGGGCCCCGGCGGCCTGGGCGTTGGCGATCGCCATCTGCTGCTGGATCTGCTGCAGCTTCTCCTCGCGTTCGTCAGCCGTGCGGACCAGGTCAGCCGGCAGCCCGGCCTTGCGGAACACGTAGCCGGGGATTTCCTCTACCTTCACGGCGAGCGCAAAGGCCTCTTGACCGGCCGCCACCTGGGCCAGTCCGACGCCATTCTGCAGGGCCATGAGTTCCTCGTTGTCCTGCGCGCGCGCAAGCGGGCTGGTGTGCTTCAGCTGCACCTCCATGCCGTCGACCTTGAGGCGCGCCATGCGTCCGATGCGCTGGAGCAGGTCGACCACGCGGTTGACCAGGCGCTCGATAAGCTCCGCCTGGATGCGCCCGAACGCGGCGCCGGTCTGCTGCACGAATTCCCGGTCCTCGACCAGGACCTCGGTCGCCGACTGGATGGGGCCCTCGCGGCGGCGCGGATCCGCGAGCAGCTTCTGGCGGACGGCCTTGCGCATGTCCTCGAGGATGAACTGCCCGAGCTCTGGGCGGATCTCCGACAGCAGGGGCCGCAGCGACGGGTTGCTGTTATCGTTGCTCGCCACCGGGATAACCGTGTCCGGGGCGATCATGGCGGTGTACGGATTGAGCGTGCCGTCGGCGACTCCGGTCAGCGGTGGCGACAGCGTGAGGGCGGCGCCGCGCAGCACGAACTCCATGACCTTGTTGAGCGTGCGGATGTCGGGCAACGCCGACAGAACCGGGCCCCGGCCACTGATTTCCCCCGGCACGACGCTCCACCGGAACACGAGCACCGGGTTCGTGGACCCGAGAGCCGCGTAATACAACAGCGCCCGCGGGGTCTCGCTGAAGATGACGAGGTGGTAGGCCTTGGCCTTCGGCTCGTAGATGACCGCCTGGACGAAGCACTTCTCGGCTTCCTCCTGCCCCTTACGGGTCCACTCCGCCGGGAGCTGGAGCTCGCCGCGGTACAGCCGTTGCAAGCTGCGCACCGACAGCCGCTTGTCCTCGAAGGTGGTCTCCACCATCCCGAATGGGCTCTCCTCGATCGCCAGGCGCGAGATCGGAATCGAGTCGAATTGCAGGCCGTCGAATGACTCGTTGAGGTCGCAACGCAGGGCGCCCATGCCGACCGCCAGATCAATGAAGCTCTCGTGCGACTTCTGTGCAAAGTTCGAATGGTTGATGAAGCCGTGGAATACGGCAGTCTGCTCTTTCAGGAAGGCCGCGATCTTCGGGTCGTCGCGCTCCGGCTTCGCCAGCCCCGGGCCAGGCGCCAGCGTCGACCATTCGCGCCATGGCGGGCAGATGGTGGCCTGCAGGCGGCTCGCGAATTCCTGGACCGACGTTTCTGCCGTGGAATCGAACAGCTCGGCACCGCGCTCTGCGCCCTCGGAGACAGTGTCGAAGGTCTGCCGGTTAGGGACGGCGAAGTCGTAGGCCTCGCGGTACAGGTACGCCCAGGCGTCGCGGCGTGCGACGGCCTTGCGATAGCGGCGGCAGATGCTTTCGAGGCCGCCGAGTTGTGGAGGCAGGGCCCTTGTCGCCATTCGTCAGACGCTTGACGCGCGGCTTGGGGTCGACGGCGTCCGCACCCGCGCGTTGTCGGCGCCCGGGTCGGCATCGAGGCCGCCTTTGAGGCCAGACTTCAGGAGCGAGGCGCGGCCGCCGAGCTGGCCCTTGATGATCCGGCTCTTGCGCGCGTTGATCTCGCTGTCTTGGTTAGAGAGGGCGATCACCTGGGCGCGCTGGAGCGCGAGCTCCTCCGCCGTTGGCGGTATCGGCTTCGCCTTGCTGCCGCCGCTTCCCATCAGAACCTCCGCCGGATCTTTGCTGGGTAGTCGACCAGGGTCGCCTCGCCCGGCCTGGCGCCGGTGGTAGGCCCCGGCTTCGGGATCGCGCCCGTCGGTGGGCCCTGTGTACTGCTACCCATGACGACGACGAAGGTAGCGCGCCAGCTGCGCCGGTGTCCATACCCAAAACCGGCGGATGCCTAGGAAACACTTCACAACCTCTACGCAGCTGACCGGGCCCCACACCCAGGGATTGCGCATCCGCTCGTCCCACTCCGGCGCTACCTCGATGACCTCGGCCTCGGTCTCGCAGATCTCAGGCCACCTCGCCGGGTGCAGAAACTCCACCAGGTCGAGCACCACTAGCTCGGTGATTTGCCACGTAGGATGGACGTGGAGCCAGAGCGGATCGTCCCACACCAGCAGATGACAATGGCCGTAGCCTCTTGATAGGAACAGGTCTAACCAGTGCGGGTTGCCCTGCTCGAAGACGACGAAATAGCGCCTGTGCGCCGGCGGCTTCAGGATCGGTCTATCGGCCACGCCGCCCTGCCTTGCCCATAACGGACCACGTGTTCTTGACGCGAATGGCTCCGGCCGGCAGGGCGGATGCCGGCAGCGCGCGCGGGTTCTCTCCGCCGCCCAGCAGCCCGTACTCGAGCGCCTCGCACGGGTGGCTGTACTCGTTCTTTTCGGGCTTCTCCTCGTACCGATCAGTACCGGCCAGCGCGATGCGCCTGTAGCGGAACTTGCCCTGCAGCCCCTTGCGGATCATCACCGCCGACGGGTCGATCACGAAGCCGGGCTCGCCGTCGATCAGACGGCCCAGGGGCCCGTCGAGCGCCTCGCGCCGGATGGTCGGCTCCTGGCTCGGCGCGGGGCGCGCGTTGATGCCTGCCGCCCGGAGCAGCGAGAAGGCGGTCTCCTCGCTCGCGTCGCGGATATCGCCGGCCGGGTCGCCCCAGAGCGCGAGGCTCTGCGCCTGCGGGAAGCGCTCGCGGATGAACTGCGCTAGCAGCGGGCCGAAGCGCTTGATCCCCATGTCGGTCGCGCATAGCTCCCCGATGCAGCGCGCCTGGCCATTGATTCCGAACTGCAGGAAGGCCGCGGCCGGCGTGAGGCCAAAGTCGAGGCCCACGACCAGCGGCCGCCCGGGCACGAACGGGGTGGGCCGGCAATGCAGCCCATCGCGGTATCCGGGGTGCACTGGCTTGCCGTCCTGGACGTAGCCGTAGTCACCGTCGACATAGACGCGGATCCAGTCCTCTGACTTGCCGGCCATGGTGAACTCGTAATAGCCGGGCCGCAGGTTCGCGAGGTTCTCGGCCTTCGGCGATCGCCCGCTTGGCTGGGCGTGGAAGGTCATAAGCGGCTGGCCAGGCCCCAGCACGCCCTTCGCGCGCAACTCATCCTCGGCGGCGTCCATGCTGGCGATCATCTGGCGGTTGCGCTCGGTGCTGGTGTCGCGCTCGGCGAGTGCATACCACCAGTGATCGGTATCCGGCGGGTTGGTGTCCAGGAGGATCTGCGCATTTGCGCACCCGCCCTCCTCCTGGCGCGGGTAGCGGCCGACGCGGGCCATGAGCCCATCGATGATGGCCTTGGGGATCTCGCGCGCCTCGTTAACCCATGCGTCGGACAGGTCCATGGAGAGCAGCTTCGCGACGTCTGCCTCGGAGTCGAGCGCGATGAACCACACCTCCCACTCGATCTTGTGCTCCGGATCGACCAGGGTGTGTGCCGGCGGGCCGGTCTCGCGCCAGGTGCCGCGGTTGCGCGGCATCCAGTCGTGCCAGGTCTTGATGGTGGTGGTCTTGAGCTCCGGGTAGGTGTTGCGGATGATGCCCGTCCGCCGGCGGATCCAGCCGTCGCGCTGCCGGGCAGCCTCCTGGCAGTTCTTCACGAGTTTCATGATCGACGCCGTCGACTTGCCGGATCCGAATGGGCCGCGGATCCCGTTGATGAAAGCCGAGGACAGCAGGTAGGCGTCCGCCACCGGGCCCGGCGAGTTGTAGACCGTCGTCTCCGCCGTCACCGCGCCGCGCCGATGTTGATCTGGATGTTGAAGACGTTCCCGCCAGGTTGCTGCGTGGCATCCGGGAATATCGCCGGGTGATTCGCCAGCAGCTCGAGGGCGCGCAGCTTGCTCTCGCGCTTGATCTTCAGCAGTCGGCCCACGCGCGCGCCGTCTACAGCGGTCTCCTCGACCTCGACCCCTGCAATCTGCGCGGCCTGCTCGCGCGTGAGCTCGTGGATGGGGCGCAGTTCCCCGCCGTCGTCGTACAGCTCGCGAATGTCGGCGAACGCCACGTGCGCGATCTCGCGCAGTACCTGCGCGGCCTCGATGCCGGCCCGGGCGGCAATGTCCTCATTCAGCTCGGCCAGGGCGGCCCGAACGTCCTCCCTGGCTAGGATCTTCGAGGCGCGGACCTCGGGCCGCTTGAGTGTCGGATCGACGAGGCGCATGGCCGCGGTTCCTGTCATCCCTTGGACGTACAAGTCGAGAAAGCGCTGGTGCGCCGGCACCAGCGCCTTGTAGGCCCTGCCCTTCATCGATCAGCCGCCTGGCGCCCTGCCCTTCCCGCGCGATTTCGCCTGGCTGATCGTCAGGTCGTCGAGCGCGGCCTCAATGACCGCAGTCTCTATGGCATCGGCGAGAGCGGCCACCACGCGGCGGATGGCCGGGTGATCCATGCCGCTCGCCTGGGCGCTGGCATCGAGCAGCTCCTCGGTGGACATCAGGCCGGTGAGCTCTTTGTCACTGATGAACTTCCCGGCCTCGGTGCGCAGGCTGTTGCGAGCGGTCTGAATCATGTCCGCGGCGTGCGTCTCACACAGCGCGCGGATTCGGTCCTTCTTCTCGTCGGTCATGGTCGCTTGCTCTCCTGTGGTTGAGCCGATTCGAGGGCGGCGATGATGCGCTCGAGCTCAGCGATACGGTTCTTGTAGGTTGTAATGCGGGCCCTCGCGCGCGCAGGGCCCAAGCGCGCCCAGCGCCGGAAGGTGCCCGCGCAGGAATCGCAGCAACAGCCCGTATGCGTCCAGACGTAGTCGAAGGCGTGGCCGCAGGCTACGCAGACGCCACTCCGCCGCCGCTCCTTGCGCTCGCGCAGCTTGGCGGCGTCTATCTCGTCCTGCAGCCACGCACGCCGCGCCGGCGCCGTGCTGCGCCTGCCGCCGCCGGCTGCGCCGAAGCGCTCGTCCTCGTCCTGCCAGGTCACGAGCGCAGCTCCTGCCGGCGCCTCCCCACCCACGCGATGACGTCGTCGACGCTGGACAGCACGGGGAAGAAGTCGTCCATGGCCACGCCGGCCCGGCGCATCTGCTCGCGGAATGCGACCTGCTCGTCCGTCAGGCCGCCGCGGTCGGTCTTGAACTCGGGGAAGTGCGGCACGCCGGCGACGATGGCCATGGCGTCCGGCCAGCCCGGGAATGGCGGGCGCATCGGCTTGGCCATGACGTGCAGATCCTCGAGAGCGCGCAGGAGGGCGGCCTCGTTGGCGTCGCGTCTCTGGCGGTAGCGGGGTGCGGCCATCAGGCTGTGCTACTTTCCGTTCCTTGCTGCCGCGCGGGCGGCTTGGTCTTGAATTTCCGCTCGAAAATGGCGTCGTTGATCTCGGCCTCGGAGCGGCCTGCAGGGTCGATCCCGTAGGCTCTGGCGCTGGCCTCGAGGGCTGCGCGGTCGGACGCGGCGCGTTGTGCGTCGGTGGGGATGCGGGAGCCGCCGGCTTCGAGCTCTGGGCGGTCTGGGCGGTCTGGGCGGTCTGTGCGCTCGCGCCTCGGCACGGTCCAGTCGCCGGCCCAGCGGTCTTTGCCGTCCTGGTCGAAGAACCGCTCGGGCGGCGCCACCATGGTCCCGGTCGCGCGGCAGTAGGCGGCGTAGGCCGCCACCTGCGCCTCGAGTTGCGGCCACGTGGACTGGCCCTCGGTGACGAGCCGCAGCGCATGGTGCTCAGCGAGGATCCAGTTCCCGCGCGTCGGGGCCTTCGGGTACCGGGCCTGGATGGTCAGCCAGTGCTCGCGGTACTCGGCGGGGGTTTCACGTGGAGCGGGTGCGCGCGAATCTTGCTCTTGCTCTTGCTCTTGCTCTTGCTCTTGCTCTTGCTCTTGGCTTCGGAGGGGCTTCGGAGGGGCACCGGAAGGGGCTTGTGATGGGCCTTCACTGGTGAGCATGTCGGCGACGTGGAAGGCGTCACCGTAGATCTGCAAAAACCGTGTCCGCAGAGCACCTTGCGGCATCTGCTCGACCTCGCGCCGGATCGCCTTCACGCGCTTGTCGCTGGGCTTGAGGGCTTCCGCGACCTGGTATGCCGCCATCCGGTACACGAAGACGGTCTCCGTGGCCTCGTCATAGGCACAAAATCCCGCTTCGATGAGCCTTC